GACTGGTCAAGCCACAGCGCAGACAGCTTCGGGCTGATGTGTGTGGCGTATGAGGAACCGCAGGCAGCTAGAAAGGCTGCACCACAAATCATTTCTTGGATGGGCTGATGAGCGACAAAGACACACTTGCCGAGGCGCTTGAGCACTTCAAGCTGTCGGAAGAAGCAGAGTCCGAGAATCGCAAGGCCTGGATTGATGACGTCCGTTTTGCCCGCTTGGGCGAGCAGTGGCCCGATGGTGTGAAGCGCCAGCGCGAGATTGATGGGCGCCCGTGTCTGACGATCAACCGCCTGCCCGCCATGTTGCGCCAGGTGGTGAACGATGCGCGCCAGAACAAGCCCGCGATCAAGGTTCACCCGGTCGATTCTGGCGCCAAGCGCGAGACGGCGGAAATCCTCAACGGCCTGATCCGCAATATCGAGTACACATCCAATGCAGATGTAGCCTACGACACGGCGCTAGATCATGCGGTGACGGGTGGATTTGGCTACTTCCGCATCGATGTGGACTATGCCTGTGATGATGAATTCGACCTCGACATCAAGATTGGCCGCATCGCCAACCCTCTGACGGTGTACGGTGACGAGAACAGCACGGCTGCCGATTCGTCGGACTGGAACAAGGCGTTCATCACCGAGCTTTACACCGAGAGCGAGTTTGAAAAGCGCTGGAAGGGCGCTGAGAAATCCAACTGGGAATCCAGCTACCGCGATCTCCCTGACGGCTGGCGCGATAACGAGCTTGTCCGTGTGGCTGAATGGTGGACCCGCGAGGAAGTGCCAGCCAAGCTCTTGAAGCTGTCTGATGGCATGGTGCTGTACGTCAACGAGTACATGCGCATCAAGGACATTCTGGACGCGCAGGGGATCACCGTTGTTGGAGAGCGAGACACCAAAACCAACAAGGTCAAGCAAAAGATCATTTCTGGCGCCGAGGTGCTGGAAGAGAACGAATGGGCTGGCAAGTTCATCCCCATCGTGCCGGTGTATGGCGATGAGGTGATGGTAGAGGGTAAGCGACACTGGATCAGCCTGACGCGCTGGGCCAAAGACCCGCAGCAGATGTTCAACTACTGGCGCACCGCCTCGACGGAGCTTGTGGCACTGGCGCCGAAAGCGCCGTACCTTGGCCCGAAGGGCGCGTTCAACACCGACGCCAACAAGTGGGCTACAGCTAACAACGTTTCGTATCCTTACATCGAGTATGACGGCGGCGTGATGCCGCAGCGCCAGCCGTTTGCAGGGCCTCCAGCTGGAGCCTTGCAAGAGGCGCTGAATGCTTCGGATGACATGAAGTCCACGATGGGCATCTACGATGCGGCGCTGGGCGCACGATCGAACGAAACATCGGGCCGTGCAATTTTGCAGCGCCAGAGAGAGTCCGATACGGCGACGTTCAACTACATCGACAACTTGAGCCGCGCCATTCGCCATGCGGGCCGCGTGATGGTCGATTTGATCCCCAAGGTGTACAACGCGCCACGCATCATCCGTGTGATTCACGAGGATGGTTCCAACGAGTCCGTGCCGATCAATCAGCCGTTCACGCCAGACCAGGCCAAAAGCCCGCAGGCGCAGGCGTATGAAGCTGGCAAGACGCAAGAGACCGTTGACGGCCTGACGCGCATCTATGACGTCACCACGGGCAAATACGATGTGACTTGTGAGGCTGGCCCGAGCTTCTCGACAAAGCGCGAAGAAGCCGCTGCCCAGATGATTGAGCTTGGCCGCATGTTCCCGCCCATGATGCAAGTGGCCGGTGATCTGCTGGTGAAGAACCTTGATTGGCCTGGCGCGGATGACATTGCCGACCGACTCAAGGCCATGCTTCCACCACAGTTGCAAGGCCAGTCGCCACAGGTCATGCAGATGCGCCAGCAGATGCAGCAGATGGATCAGATGGCAAAGCAGGCTGTCGGCCAACTGAACCAGCAGATTGCGCAGCTGCAGCAACAGTTGCAGCAGGAAAAGAGCCACGACGCACAAGCAATGCTCCAGGCTGACATTGACCGCAAGAAGCTGGAGATTGATGAATACAACGCCGTGACCAACCGCATGAAGGTCACTGCTCCGGCCATGACGCCGCAGGACATTCAGATGCTCGTCATGCAGACAGTCAGGCAGGCGCTAGAGACGCCGCAAAAAGAACAGCAACCGCCTCCGGGCGGTTTTTTTATGCCCGGTGAACAGCCCCCACCGGCCATGCCGCAAGGCTGAATGGGGCAGCGCATCGCTGAGAAGCGACCGCAGGAGCACAAATGGAACTGGAACAACCCTCCGGGGATTCCGAGGCGCAAGAACTGGACGCAGGCGCCGCGTCCGACGAACTGACTGGCTTGGAGGCCGATTCCGAGGAACTCGAGAGCGAGCAATCCGAAGATGAGGAGGATGAGCTGGAGGAAGACCTCGATGGGGTCAAGGTTCGTGGGAAGAAAGAGGCCCTAGAACGCCTCAAGGCCGAACGCCTGATGCAAGCGGATTACACCCGCAAGACGCAGGAAGTGGCGGAACAGCGCAAAGCCGTAGAGGCAGAGCGCGAGCGGGTTGAGCAAGCCCGCGCATTTGAGCAGCAGAACCTGGACATTGTTGCGGACATCCGCGCAATGGATCGGCAGCTTGCCCAACTGAGCCAGATCAATCTGATGCAGTTGAGCGAGTCTGACCCCGTTCAGGCCCAGCGGCTCATGTTGCAGTTGCAGAACCTGCAATCCCAACGCGGACAGGCTGCAAATGCGCTCGCGCAACGACACCAGCATTTCCAACAGGTGCAACAGCAACAGGCTGCACGGCAACTGGAGGAAGGCAGGCAAGTCCTGCAGCGCGAGATTCCTGGCTGGAACGCCGATCTGGCATCCAAGCTGATGGAGTTTGGCAAGTCGCGTGGATACCCGGACAGCGTTCTCGCGAACGTGACCAATCCGCGCTTCGTGATCGATCTGTATCAGCTCTACCAGACGGCAGAAGCCAAGAAGAAAGCCACCACTCGCAAGCCGGTAGTGCAAGAGAAGCCAGTCACTCGCGTCAGCAGCGCGAGCAAGGCAAGCGCATCTGTTGACCCGGACAAGCTCTCCCCGGAGCAGTGGGTGAAGTGGCGCAACTCGCAAATCAGGTCTCGCAAATAAGACCTTCTTTCAACCCTTAACGCCGAGAGGCGCCAGGAACCAACATGCCAAACAGCCTTCTTACTCCCACCGCAGTGACCCGCGAGGCGCTGCGCATCCTCCACCAAAAGCTGAACTTCGTCGGCAACATCAAGCGAGACTATGACGACTCGTTTGCCAAGTCCGGTGCAAAGATCGGTGATTCGCTCAAGATTCGCCTGCCGAACCAATACACGGTTCGCACCGGCGCGACCCTGAGCGCGCAGGACACCAGCGAAATCAGCACGACCCTGCAAGTCGCCACGCAAAAGGGCGTTGACCTGAACTTCACTTCGGTTGACCTCACCCTGAGCCTGGATGACTTCTCCAAGCGCATTCTCGATCCTGCCATGTCGGTGCTGGCTGCCAACATCGAGGCCGATGCGCTGTCGATGATGCTCGACGTTTACCAGAACGTGAACAACATCGGCTCGGCAATCACCTTCGGCAAGCTCATGTCCTCGCGCAAGGTGCTGAATGACGCTCTGGCGCCCATGGACAACAACCGCTCCATTCTGCTCAACACGCAGGACAACGTGGATCTGGTGGACGGTCTCAAGGGCCTGTTCCAGGACTCCGCAGCGATCAAGGAACAGTACCGCGAGGGCTCGATGGGTCGCACGGGTGGCTTCGACTTCTACGAAAACACCCTGATCGCCAACAAGACGACCGGCACCGCTGCATCCGCTACGGGTTACACCGTCAACGGTGCAGTGACCACCAACGGCTCTACCGCTGTCACCCTGGCAGCTGGCGCAACCAGCTTCAAGAAGGGCGACGTCATCACCTTCGTGGGCTGCAACCGCGTGCACCCCGAGACCAAGGCGGATACCGGCGTCCTGCAGTCGTTCGTGGTGACGGCTGACTACGCTGGCGGCGCTGGCAGCCTGAGCTTTGCACCGGCCATCTACACCTCTGGCGGTCGCCAGAACGTGGTTGCCGCTGGCATTGCAAACGGTGTTGCTGTGGCGAAGATCGGCGGCGCATCGGCCATCTACAAGCCATCCCTGGCGTTCCACAAGGACGCATTCGCGTTTGCCACCGCTGATCTGGTCATGCCCCAGGGCGTGGACTTCGCTTCGCGCCAAGTGCTCGATGGTATCTCCATGCGGATCGTGCGCCAGTACGACATCAACATGGACCAGTTCCCCTGTCGTCTGGATGTGCTGTACGGCTACAAGACCATCCGTCCTGAGCTTGCCTGCCGCATCCTCAGCAACTAAGCACAACGCCCCTTCGGGGGCGTTTTTCTTTGGATTCATCCATGTTTCAAGAGTACCCCAAGGGGCTTTTCAAGGACGGTGACGCGCTTGGTGAATTTCGCCTTGTGGACGGCCCGAGCCAAGAAGCACAGGCCCGCGCTGATGGCTTTCTGAGCATTGGCGAGTCCAAAGAAAAACCGCAAGAACCCAAGCGACGCGGGAGACCGCCCAAGGCCCAGGAATGAGCATTACCACCTATTCCGAGCTGCAAACAGCAGTTGCCAATTGGCTCAAGCGCTCCGACCTTACGGCCAATATCCCTGACTTCATCCGGCTGGCAGAAGTGCGCATCAAGTCGCTTCTGGACTTGAAGGATCTGGAGGTTACGGCTGATCTGACGGTAACGCAGAACAGCGACACGGTGGCATTGCCAGCGGATTTCAAAAGTCCGGTTGCTTTGTGGCTGGACGACATCAATCCGCGTGAAAAGCTCACCCAGGCATTGCCTCAGACGCTGCCATACACCACAACCCCATGCAGGCCGCTGTATTGGGCAATCGATGCGGGTAACGTGAGATTCCAAGCTCCGGCGCTGCTCACATATCCGATCAAGTTTCGTTACCTGCAGGTGTTTGAGCTGTCCAACGCCAACCCCACAAACGATCTTCTGGCGAACTACCCAGATGCGTACCTGTTTGGCGCTCTCTATGAAGCGGGCGACTACACGCACGACGACCAGAACACCGTGAAGTGGGACGCCAAGTTCCGCGATGCCATTGCGCGGGCCTCGAACCAAGAAACAAGCAATCAGAAATACACGCCAATGACGACTGAACTTGGTCACATGGGGCGCCGTCGGTTCAACATCTACCGGGGGTATTGATGACCGTAGAAGCCGCAACCCACATCGGGCAGCTTGACACATCGCTGCCAACCGCCGCCGACCTCATCAGCGAGGGCGACGACCATATCAGGCTAGTCAAATCCACGCTGCGCTACACATTCCCGCTCATCACTGGGCAGGTCACCGCATCAAGCGCATCGCTTTCCAAAGTCGGCACGAACCCTCTTGCGACCGACTACAGCACATGGCCCGCGACCACTTCATGGGTCAAAGACCGAATCGCTGCGGCGTCCATCTCTCCGGGCGTTGCCACGCCTGATTTCCTCATTCTCTCCAGGGGTGTTTTGTAATGTCTTCTGCTGCTTCTTACGCATCCTCGCCGCGCACCGCAGCGGTATCGATTTCTACCGCAAACACGGCTCGCGACGGCACCGGTACGCTGGGCACCGTTCTGAATGCAGGCGACAGCGGATCGCGCATCGAAACCCTGACGATCACAGCCACAGGCACGACAACCGCTGGCATGGTGCGACTGTTTCTGTACGACGGCGCGACCTACTACCTGTGGCGCGAAGTGCAGGTGTCTGCAAAAACGCCATCTGCCACGGAGTCTGCATTTACATCAACGTTATCCGCGCTCGGACTTGTGCTTGGTGCAGGTTGGTCTTTGCGTGCCAGTACGCACAACGCAGAAGCGTTCAATGTGTTGGCAACCCTGGCAGGTGACTTCTGATGAACAACGGAACGATTCTAGGGTTTGCCACCCAGTCAGG